ATGCTAGGATTTGCTAATTTCACTAAAGGCGTCTTCCAATTACTTCAAAAGTATATCATTATGGGTATGTTTGTTGCTATTGGTATTATTGCTGCTATTGGGGTAATTAAACAAATGAGTGAACAATTAGATTTTAGTGATATAATGGAAAGAATAGGAGGAATTATTGCATTAATTGCTTCAGGCATTGGTGACATAGTTGGATTATTTAGCGCATTGATGAGCGGAGATTTGGAAGCGGCTATGGACTATTTGCGTAGCATTTTAGAATCGGTAAATGACATATTAATAGAAACTCTTAAAATTGCTTTATTGGTTGGCTTTGAATTGCTTGTGGCAACTATTAAATCAATACCAGAACTACTTTCAAATCCAATATATACTGACGCTCTTTATGATATACTTTGGAGAGCATTGGTAGCATATTCAGTAATAATTGGTGTTAAAATGGTTGCTGTTGCACTATTACAGGTTGCTGCATTATACGCACTACCTGTTATGCTCGGAATCGTTATAGTTGCTGGATTGGTAGGAGTATTTAAGAGGGTATTTGGAAAAAGGGAAACCGGAGGTATTGTTCGAGGAAACGAATCAATGACCTTAGTTGGAGAAAGAGGCCCTGAGTTGGTTTCGCTACCAACAGGTTCAAAGGTATATACCAACAACCAAACTAGCAAAATGACAGGTGGTGTAACTAATAACTTCAACATCACAATCCACGCCAAGGACACATCTGATGCTGAACTGCGAAGAATTGCTGAAAAACTTGGCGGCATGATTAGCAGCAAAATTAACAGAAGAAATTCTTCAAGCACTATGAGGTGATTTTATGCCTGACTATTACGTTTATCTTAAAACAGGAAAACATGATGAAGGCGATGGTGCTACCATTAACACTATTCCCCTAAGAGTAAATAGTGTAAGCATTTCCACATCTAAGACTATTCCATCTTTTCCAATCCCTCTTTCAGGATTAGCAACAGGTGAATCATTGACCGCCGCTCTCGATTTGGGTATGGCTACAAAGAACATTTCACTTAGCGGATTCATTGTTGAAACTAGCATTCAAAGAGAAGACCACTTGGGAAATAATTTAAACGTAACTATGACCCCACAGGAAATTGCTCAATTAATCCATTCTTCTGTTGATTCGACAGGTCTGGCAGTAAATCAAGCAATTAAGGAACTAGTTATTCTAATTCCATCTAAAGTGAATGAGTCATATACTGAAGTTACTGAAAGGTTGATTCCTTGGACTTTTCGCGCAAGAGGCAACCCAGACACTTATGATAACGAAGGTGTTCCGGCTTCTAACAATTTCCCAACATCAGAAAGTAGTCCGGGTTTAGAGGGTTTTGTTAGGTCATTCTCAACAACGCTTGCAGGAGAAACTGTTGAAATTGAATTTAGCCTAGAGTTTGAAGTTGCATCATTAGCACCTTGAGGTGATTGAATGTATGACGTTTTGGTAGGAAAACAGCGTTCTCTTGTTTTTCCTGTTATGTGTAACGCATACGTCAAAATTGACTACGGTAGCAACGTAGCAACAACAGATTACGGTATTTGGGACCATGAAGGTTCTTTTACTTTTGAAGCAATTGTTACACCTTATGATGTAAATGGATATTGCCGATTATCAACAGGTGGTTCACTTCCCGTTATTAGAGATTCAAAGAAAATTATGCCGGGATTTGATTCAAGAATTGCAGGGAATTATCAAAGCAACAAATATCTAAATATTGGAAATCGCCTTGTTCATAAAATGTGTTTGTTTTATAGCACTTCTTTAAAAATCTATTTAGTGAACAGCACACTACACAATGAGAATAAACCTGCTGAATATAAAATTCAAGTTGAAATGACCATTGGTGGAACAACTGAAACCTTTACTAGCGGTGCTGTCATTACTTCTAACTTAGACCAACAGTTTGACTATTCTGGTTCAGACCTTTCAGGGTTCAATAAATTAGGAAAACTCCAATATGATAAAATTACTCAAGTGAACGGTGACTTTACCGCTCCGGTGTCGTCGTTTGATGTGGACTCCGCTTCTCGCCTCCATGCTAACGCTCAGACCGTGTATATACGCGACGGATTCAACTTCGTGCCTGTTGGGACCATCTCAGGATTATCGGGCCTCACGGTTAGTCTAACGACGCCATATTCGGAAGGCTTAAGCAACAATACCGACCTGTTTCTTGAGGCTTACCGCGAACCTTCGTATATCAACTCCTTTTATCACATTGCAGTAACATATTCAAAAACTCTCAATACTATCACTTTATACCTAAATGGTCTTCAAGTATTGCAAGATACACATTCTAATTCAGGAACTTTTGCGTTTGACCAAGAAGACTTTTATATCGGGGCCAATAATACCGGCTCAAGGGGAGACAATTCAGCATTAGCAAATGAACAATTCATGGGAGAATTACATGAATTGTCTATTTCAAATGTTAAAAAGGATACCTTTCAAAGTTATTCTAACTTGATGCCTAATTTAAACAATGCTCTTCTTTATTTGAGATTTGAGGAGGTGGATAACTAATGTCAACTCTTAGAGTTTTTAACAAAGGAGAAACTAGCGTTTCTTCTGTATTTAATACAAACTGTCCCACCAATGCAAAACTCACTACTCAATCAACAGGAACAGGACGATTCTTTACTGTTATTCATTCCGATGATTCTCAAAATGCTACCTTTAGTGAAATTAAGGCAAGCACCGGATTGCTTACTGAGTATTCAAATCAAGCCAATACAGAAGGCTTCAAAATCCGTTGCTATGATAGTGCAGATGATGTAGGTATTCAATTGAATGGTTTAGATGCTAACGATTATTACTTTGTTCTTATTCATTCTGATAATGAAAACATGCACCATTTTGCTAGGATTACTGAGTTTTTAACAGAAGATGTTGATGGTGATGCATTTGAATTTACTCCAAAATTGGGAAACCAAGTAAATAAAAATGTAAAATTTATGCTATTTAAAGGAACAAATATGAACACGGCGATTGCTGTATCTTGTGGTCTTAAAGAAGGATTACGAGATAATTTAGTTTGTGCTCGTCCTCTTTTCTATTTCCTTAATGGCTTAGATAAGAGTGGTGAATTAAACCATAACACGAAATATTACGCGGCAGTTGGATATACTTCAAGTGGTGCTAGCATTACACCAAACACCTTAACTACCACATTCTTAACAGAGCAAGATTATTCAAATAAAATCGTAGATTATAGTCTGTATTCACTTAACGTGACCCTAACTGATTTAAACAGAGAGGGAGATATCGCGGCAACTCCGGTTGCACAGGAAACCTACGTTCTTCCCTCGGCAGATTATACTGACTATGAAGATGTTTTTTACAACGCCAGAAGAGAAACCTCAGATAATGCTACTGTTACGACATTAAGAGGTCCGACTCGATACGTTCATTATGATTATTCTCCAGACTATTGTAATCTAATGCAAGGTGTTTTTGAGACTGAAATTGAAGACTCGGTTGAAAGCAGGTCCGGTTTTGCAGAATCAACTGCAATTGATAATAAAAGGATTTATCCAAAGAAGATTAGTGAAGATGAACCATACCGAATCCGCCACATGGTTCACACAGGAACAATTGATGAATGGTTTGAATTACAGGCGGAAGTATCTAATTATATTTCTGCCTTTAGGAGATATATTTTTACTTCTGATTACCCTATTAACGATTTGATTGCAACTAATGACGTTGTTAAATTAAATGGTAGGTTACTAATCGTTACATCAACAAGTGCTGGTAGCATTGATGTTTCAAATTACAGTAGATTAGAAACAGAAAGTGAATTTACCAATACCTTTACTAATTTTTCTTTATTGACAGGTAGTTTATATCGTCGTGCTTACAGTCAAAGTAAAGGAACATTACTCACTACTTTCCCTATCATTGAAAGTCGAGATAGCAAAATATTCATTAGATTTATGTCTAACAACTTCGGATTTATTTACGCTAACGTTAGTGATTCAAATAAAGTTCAACAGACTTTAACGCTATCTTTTTCAGGTGATTCATACCACGGCGAAATGCTAAAATATGTTTCAGGGAAGTATATCATTTTCATTGAAAGGTTTGATGGGGTGGTGGAATCCTTTGAGAGTTTTAAAGAAAATGGACAAACAATGGCTACTGTTAAGGGCAGAAACAATTTTAGAAAGTTACTTTCCCCAATTGTTAATACTAACAAATTATTCTCTAGAGACATTATTTACAGTTCTAGGTCTTTCTATAATAAACTAACAGATACTACAAAAACTGTTGATACTACCAATTCAATAGTTGGAAATTCTAAAACCTTCGATGTTTCTTCTAGCGGTTTTTCTTTTGTTTCTGGCGATATTGTTTTTGTTAAGTTTGCAAATAATTCCATCGCTTATGTAGGCATTGTTGATTCCTACACATACCCGACAGTAACTCTTGAAGATTACCCTAAGTCGTTAGTTGAAGGAGCATCATCTGTTGGACTTTATGTTGCTAGAGATAAAAATTATATTTTGAACAAGGCTCTCTCTTCAAACGCAAATCTATCCCAAACTGTTTCTTCCCTTAACGGAGCAGCAGGTAAAGGTATTTATTTTGAAGGTGGGACTAAATTACAGTCTAATGGTTCTGATGGTGAATCTCTAATTGGTTCTTCTTCTGATGATAATGCTAATGCTTTAGGCTATCCTATCTTTGAACCGGATGAGATTCTTTCGGATTTAGAATTCCAAACAAAACTTAAAGGAACTAGCACATCGGCTGAAACATTTGATACTGTAAATACTCTTATTGATTTTGAGGTATTGGGTATTAAAAATGAAGAGACATATTCTATTATTGAGTTGGCTCCATATTTACCTTTGACTTTAGGCCGAGTTGATTATCAATATAGTAATACCACAGATTCTTCTTTCAGCAATAGAGGTTCCGTTTCAGCAACTACTAACTCTAAGTATTTTACCTGTTCTACAACAACAGCATTAATTTATAATGAACCATTATATGTTGATGGTGTATTTATTGGAAAATTTGTTTATCAGGTGACTAATTCTTCAAATGTTTCTGTTGTCTATATTGATAGAAAGGCTACATTTTCTTCTGGGCAACTGCAAGTTTTAGAAGATAAACAAGCAACATACGCTGAAAAAGAACATCCAATATATTCTATGTCTTTAGTTAATGGAGCACATTTGCATGGTGGAAAAGCAATTAGTTTATTACATCCATTTACTATTGATAGTGCAACTAATAATCATTTGACTACTTTTAACCCTGTAACCTTTTTTTCTGGTTCTTCATATGAAGAGAATTATAATGTCAAATTTGGTTCTCCATATTATAGAATTATGAATTTAGAGTTTGGTAGAGTTGAAAAATATTCTAGCACAATTGCTGATTGGTCTGACGATTACGATTTAGATTATTATTCAGAAAATCCTAGTTCTATTAAGTATTATGGTGAAGCCTATCGTTTAAATCCGGGCTTTACGTCTTCAGTTGTTGCTACAACAGGGGTAGGAAAAACAGGGACTTCGACGTATAATTATCAATGGTTATTTGAAACTAAAGGTATTTTACCTGCTTCGGGTTCTAGATTCTTTGATGAAATTTTCTTAGAGCAGAATGGAACACAAGATATTATCTTTAAATCAGATATGAATGGTGTATATTCCCCTTATCGAACAAAAGACTTACTTGAACAGTTTGACACAAAGGTATCAAGGATGTTCTTATTTGCTAATACTGATTTAGAGCCATATAGCGGAACAAGAAAAGATAATATCTTTGGAAGAGACTTGACAAACTATAGTTTGATTCTCAAAAAGAAAGAAAGACTTACAGAATACACTTCTAACTCTGATATTAATGCATCTAAAACCACTTCACTATCTAATATTGATAATGATTATGTAAGTTTGCCAATTTTAGAAAACACGACAATACCCGATGACATTCAATTTGGCCTTATGAGATTAACTGAAGTAGTATATGATTGGCATTTTAATCAAATTGACCCAGAAAACCTACCCTCCACTAAAAGAATAATGCCAAAAACTCCTTTGTTAGTTCATGATTTTGTTGATAGCGGTGACGATATTTCTAGCATTTCAGGTAACACTATTACATTAACTGCTACTACAACAGGAACAATATCTAATGGTGATTTTGTTTGTGATGATGAAGGAAACTTTATTGGAACTGTTAGCGGAACTCCTTCAGGAACAACAGTTACTTTGATTTTAGATGCCAAAAAACAGCCGGGAAAATCAACATATTATAATGGAAGAATTTGGGTTGTTCAAAATACACAATACACTACATTAACAGGGCATGGACCTAAAAATTCTATTCTTTGGGATGAACCTATTCATATGTTAAAATCATTTGTTTATCAGGATGGTTGGGGAGGTGCTTCTAGTCAATTTAATCAAGCATATGGCTCAACTTTGTATGGTTTAATTGGTAACTACAAAGCAACAGTTTATCCGATTGATTTGGGTATATATTTAGACGGAACATATTCTATTCCGTCTAAGGTTCTTGATTTTTATCAAATTTTAAGTAACTCTTCTGCATATGATATTTATTCATTTGATTATCAATTACTTCCAATTTTGTTAGAAAAATTTGATGTTGATGATGGGACAGGTAATATCACTAAGGGAATGGTTTTGCCTCCTATTAAGAAAATAGAACAAGATATACTAACAGGGACTAAAAAATTAAACATCATATCTATTGGATATAATTATTCTTTGGGTAAAAATCCGGGATTATTTGCATATACAGACAAAGGCTATAATGCTAATTCTGAAGTTGAACTCGATGGGACATATTTAGGGTTTAAGCCTAGAATTAGAATTGACACTTCACTATCTTCCCAAACAGAAACTGAAATAACAAACAAAGTAGGAAACAGAAGTTTCTGGAAATATGAATTAGAGGTATCAAGATGGAGTGGAGGATTTGATTACAGTAATTATATCTTACAATTTATAAATTCATTAGATGGATGTTATTTAGTTTCCGAGAAGGCCCAATATACTTTAGAGGAATGGTCTGGAGCAGGACAAGAAACACCTGCCTATAAGGCATTAGATAATGTATCTTTAAATGATTCAATTCCAGAAACTATTGCTTATGTCGTTTCTCATGAAGTTAAAACGAATGATACCACTCTAAAACATGTTATCATTACTGATAAGCAATTAACTGATGATTACTTTAGGGTTATGCAACCAAACCATACCTGTATGTATGAATTTACTCCTGAGATTAAACTAAATGAAATGAGTTCTAAATATACCAAGGTAAACGGAGAAGAAAAAACCTATTCAAATATCAAGGGTTTCAATGTAGCAAGTAGTGGACAAGATAGATACATTTCTTCTTCAACCTCCACATTTACTGCAAGTCAGCAATTATACAATAGTGGTGGAGCAGAAGCAGCAATGTCTATGTATGTGGCAGTTGATTTGAATAACAAATCTTCTAGTGAATCACATATCGTTTATAGAAATGCTGCTAATTTAGATGACCTTTTACCCGATAGTTCAAATATCATTTATATGTCAGATGGAGAAACTAATAAAAAAACAGAATTAACAATATCCGAACATTTTGTAAATTCAAGCACTACAACTAAAAAACTTCAGTTCGGTGAAAAGACAAAATTATTAGGTATTGTTTCAATTACACAACCATTTGAAATGATTGTTCCTAAGGATATTTCAGGTGATTACTCACGCGCTATGATTGGCGCGGGCGTATCAGTAGCAAATGAAGCAACTAATATCATCAATGATTTACTCGAAGATAACGGAATTCAATTTGAAATTCCTGATATTGCATACTCTCATTACCTTGCACCTAACTTCCAAGGTATTGATTTGTTCTCGGCAATCAATTATATTCTAACCAAGAAAGATTACTCTCTCGTTGAAGATTCTGGTGTATTCAAGATTAGAGAAGGAACTGACTCTCTTCTATATTCAGGTGTTCTGATTTCAGATTACGGTGAATATCAAATCTTCGACTTCAGAAAAGAGAAGTCAACATTTGATAGATACAACGAAATTGTCGTTTATGGAAGAAGCCACAAAGCCGTAAGAAAGGACTTACGTTCCATTCAAAAGTCTGGAAGAAAAACATTAGAATCCTTCCAAAGAGAATTAAACTCACAACAAGACGTTGACCAAAGAGCAACAGAATTATTCTTACTTCATAACAGATTGAACGAAAAGATTGTTGTTGAAATTGGACACCAAGGCATTTCTCAGATTCAACCCGGCGATATTATTGAAGTTGAAATCAGAAGAGAAAACATCCCAAGAAGCCAATACAAGGTTATTCAAGTCACGCACAAACTTACAGGCAATCTCGTTCTCCAACTTGGAAGATACTCCAAGAGGCTAGAAGACCAATTCTCTGAGTTATTACTCAATGCTCAAAGAGTTAATTCAGCAATCAGGGAAACCGCATTTAACGAAAATGTAGTAAATTACGACTTCTTGGAAAACCTTAAGGTCAAGCCCCTTCGTCTGCTGATTAGGAAGCGGTCTTCATCAGGAGGCACTTTGGGTTTCGGTATTACCTTAGGTTTTGGTTCAACCTTTACAGGATTAGGAACAATTACAGAAACTGAGTTAGAGGATGTGGAATATTGATTACAGATACATTAAGAAATACGTTAGCAACGTATATTAAAAATAATGTTGATGGTGGTAAAGTAGGTCTTGGTGGTAATTCAACAAGTCCTGCGGCAACAGACTTAGATGTTGAAGTTTCAGTTACACCAACAGTAACTACTGATATTTCAACGGCTAACGTAGTTGAAGTTAAATTGTCAATCCCCGGCTCTTCTATTTCAGGAAAAGTCATAAGAGAAGCAGGTTTCTTTGATGGAACTGATATGTGGGCAAGAGAAGCATTTGAAGGTGTAGGGCCTTTTTCTTCAACAGAAACGCTTGAAATTATCTTTATTTTAGAGGTGGAGTGATATGGTTAGCAATCCCGGATATTTTAGTCAAATGGCTTCAGGTGGAGCCTTAACGCAAGTTGAAGATGGTGTGGATAATCCACACACAGGCTTAATCAAGGCATTGAGTTTAGGCATGGGAGGCAATTATCCCATTAGTGGATTTGATGCTACTTCTGTTACTGCAACAACGGCGACGATTGCTAATGGTGTAATTTTTAGAGATGGTTCTAAAGTATCAATTACAGGCGGAGGAATTACCTTAAGCACCACATACACAACGGGTTATCATTTATTGGTTGCCCGCGCTTCCGGTATTGTTTTGATTAATCCTACTGCTGTTGATAAAGTTCCTGAATATGCTTCCGGTGATGTAGTTATCGGTATTTTTGCTCACACAGGGACTAATCCTATGAGTATTCAATATCTTTCTATTGATAAGACAGCAAACTCATTAAGCATCGGTTATGATTCTTCAGGATATACTGAAGCAGGAACAATTACCGGAAATGCTAATGGCGTTTTAATTACAGGAACATCAGATGTTACTTTAGACGGAGCAAACGATAGGGTTTACATTAAAGATGCGACTAATAATACGTTAAAAACAGTAACTCCTCAACAAATTAGAGATTTAGCACCCACTACTTCGGAAACATTACAGACAGTAACGGATTCGGGAGCAACTACAACTAACAGCATTACCGCAAATAGTTTTGTTAAGACAGGCGGAACCTCTTCTGAGTTTTTGAAAGCAGATGGTTCTGTTGATTCAAATGTATATCTTACTACTGAAAGCGATACATTGCAAAGTATAACTGATAGAGGACGAACTACTACTTGGGATATTACTATTGACGGATTGGTTAATAATGGAAAAACTGTAGTTCCTTCGGTAGACCCAATTACTTCCACTACGGAATTAGCAGCGATAAATTATGCTAATTCTATTTATTATATTACCGCTAGTTTAACTTTAGCGGATGGAATGTCTGGACAAGTTATTCAAATTAAAAACGTAGCCGCTACTCAAGTAACCATTAATACAACTAGTAACGTTGATGGGGCAGGAGCGGCTAGCGACCAAAGAAGAACAGGTGCTACACAAATTACGTTAGAATCAATGGAAGGAATTACACTACAATATGTTAATGACGTTGCTACTGTTACGCCCGGTTGGTATATTCTTGATACTGATGTTGATACAGATACAGACACAGGTATTACAGATATAGTTGAAGATACTACACCGCAACTTGGTGGTAATTTAGATTTAAACTCTCAAGATATTACAGGAACAGGCAATATTAATATTACAGGCGATATTAATTGCGTTACTCTTACTGCTACTAAATTAGCAACTGATACTAAAACCACATCAACATTAACAAGTGCAGATGCCGGTAAATATCTTTTCGTTACTGCTGCTAGCCAAACAATTACCTTACCCGCTAGTCATTCAGCAGGCGAACAATACAGCATTTTGGCAAACGGTAATGATGTAACCTTAGACGGTAATGGAAACAATATGAATGGTTCAGCATCATCAATCACAATTACGGCATATAATGGTGTAACCTGTATTTCTGATGGAACGAATTGGATAGTATTAGGTGCGTGATTAAATGTATTTGGCCGTAGCAGGGTCTTGTGCTGAGGATAAAGCAAATAGCGTATCTGAATACGATTTATCTTTATTCTCACTTCCCGCTTCTTCTTCAGCGAACATAGTAGTAAGTGGTAAAGAAGCAACTGATTTATTTATTGGTGGCGGGACAATTTCATTTGCTATGACTGATGGTTATATCAGACAATATGATTTTTCTTCAGAAACATTGCCTGTTCCTAGATATGATACGACAAATACTATTTCTACTTTAAATACGGGTGTAACGGCAATCCGTGGTGCAACTTGGGGTAATTTTGGAACTAAATTAGTATACAGCGGAAGTAATGGAACTGCATACCAAAGAACATCTTCAGCATATACACTTACGGGTATTGGTTCTGCTTCCACGAATTCGCCCGGACTTGGCGACCTTCAGGGTGTGGCCTTCAATGATACAGGAACTAAAGTATTTTATTGCCGTGCAGGAACAGTAAGTCAGGCTACTTTATCAACACCTTGGAACATTCAAACTCGTGGTTCATTTACTTCATTAACCACATCAACAGATACAGATTCAGATGGAGGTTCAATTAACAATCTAACTTGTATTAGATTTTCGGCGGATGGGACAAAAATGTTTGTCTCATATAGAGATAGTTTTGGAGATGGAACATCTCCTTTACATTATCCTGCAATTGCCCAATATGAATTGTCAACAGCATTTGATGTAACAACAGGAACATACTCTAAAAATCTTAAAATGGATATTTCTATCGGAACTTACCCATCTTCTCCTTATGTCGGTTGGATTACATTTATTACAGGGTTTGATTGGAACGCAACAGGTGATAAGGTAGTTATTGTCGGAGCGCATCCTGCTGGAAATGGAAATGTTCTTTTATTCTCATAAATAAACTAATACGATTAAATTTCGGACCCAAATTCAAAATGCGTAAAAAAAATGGGAGGCCGAGGGTTTTACCCCTCGACCCCCCTTAGTGTCTGATTAGACCAAATACCCAAGCAATCACGGCATTCCCATAGTTTCACCTGTCCGGGCGAACCTACATAAAAGGCGATTAGCCGCTTCGCTAATGTCTGTTCTGTGCAAAACGGACATTGCTGCTTAAGAGCCATCTTTCTCACGCTGATTTACTAACCTAGCCATATACTGCTCAACAGATTCATCGGTGATATTAGAACCACCAAATGCTGCAAAGAACAGCAATAAAACAACTAGCATAAATAAAATCAGAAAGAAAATTTCCCAACCTGTCATCACCAATCAACTCCTAAATCAACAAACTCTTCTTTTTCAATAGAGAAAGCCTTCACTATACCATTTTCTTGCCCATACTTCCAAAGTTCATAGACTAATTGGCTATCCTTTAGGCAGTAATCCACGACCGTATCATAGTCCCCTGCCTTCCATAAGGCGGGAGCATCGGCTGAATCCATCATCTTAGACGCATCTAAAGAACACTCGACTAAGTTTTGAAGTCTAAAGCGTTCACCGTGACCTTTCAGAAGAATCTTGCTAGTATCAATATACTGTTCTTCTTCTAAGAACTTACGAATGCAGTATATGTCCATAGAATCACGCAGGATAGGTAGGTCAAACGCCGCGATATTGTGGCCTAATAGCAGGCCACCTGCCTTCTGAAAATCGTCAAGGTCATATTTCAGGTCGCGCAGACTTTTGACGATGTGACCGCCCTTAGCAAAGGTATTCACGGCCTCATCAACATACGCCGTTCCTGTTGAGCCATCCCAAGTGGTTACGGTTGAAACTTGAAACATATGGGTATTACCAAAGCCACCGATTTCGTGAGACATATTCTTAGTCTCTAAGTCAATAGCCATTACGTTCATTTCACTCACCAGACCACAGTTTGCTCAACTTTTCTTCTGATTTGTCTTTTGTTTGTTCTTCTTCGATACGACGCTTAAGAAACACAACAATGTTCTGTCCTGCAACAGTTACCATTGATGAACATTCCCAACCATCAGCACCGTAAGTATCAAGGGCTTCAATAATTACTTTGGGTCCTTTTGATACTTCAAAAACTTTATATGTGTTTTCCCACTTCATTCTTCATCACCTAGTAGTTTAATATAGACCGCTCGGCCTTTTTTATCTTCTTTGAATTTATGCTGAATCTTTCTAAAATAATTATATACAGAAGGTTGTGATTTCTTTCCTTTTGTCATAACTTCAGAAAGCAAGTCTTTCTTTGAAACGAAGCCGTCTTCGTCCTTTTCCATGTCCGTATAGCATTTAACGAATAAGGGGAACATTGACTTTTCAGAAAGTGACTGACGCTTGACCCGTAGGCCCTGTTCCAACCAATCAACCAATGTGCTATAACATTGTCGGACAACGCTACCTGCTTGACGGACGTTTCTTGGATTTACAATGAACCTTTGGCTTTTATCCTTAATTGATGGGGCTTCTGCAATCGAACACAGAACACTCATCTTCATGAGGATTTTCATCAATCTGGTAGTAAAGTTTTGCGCTACTTTACGAACTTCGGCGTTTGTGTTGTTAATGTAAGACTCCATGTTTTCGTATTCAAGCATCAAGGCATCCTGAAAAGCCTCGGAGAACCGAATTGTTTCAAGAGAATTTCTTCCCGCATCATTGAACCTATCGTATAATGCTTCATAAATCTTAAAAAGAGCATTTACATATTTATCAACGGGTTGGTTAACTTCTTCGTATGTTCCCGCTAATTCAATCTGCTTCCTTCTCATGTTTTGTTGGATGTGTTCAGGCGTGTCCCAAACATACAAAAGCATACGCTGAAGAACACCTTTATTCGCAATAACATCACTTAGGTTTTCAGGAGGATACGTCATAGCCATAACAGAACGCTGACTAAAACAATACTTAACTTCATTATCGAATTGACGAAGTGCTTTACTAATTACCCAAGACTCACCAGCAAGAGTGTTCATTAGTGTGTTAAGATACACAATAGAAGATTCATTGTGTTGTGTTGGTTTAAACACACCTGAATACTCAAACTCGTCCCAATGAGCAAGACCCGCACCTTCTAAATGGCCGGGAACGTGTTCTAATTCAGTTTCTCCATCATCGTTGATTTTCTTGTTAAAACCACCGATAAGGGTTGCATCCGAGTAATCTGTAAGTGAGAAAATGTCAAAGTTTTGCGGGCGTGTTTCTTCATTCCAAACCATATTTGGGTGTTGACCCTTCTCATTAATTTTCTTAAAAACTCCCTTTGCTACAGGACCAACAAAATTCCAAAGTGTTGATTTTCCTGTTCCTGAACTCTGAATCCAACAAAAATGGATTCGGCTATCTTCAATGTTTCGTCCCGCAGGAATACGAACAAAATCCTTTGAGATTTGCCCTAACAAAACAAAAAAAGATACCGCCGCAGGAACATCGTTCATGTGCGATACTTCAAGAGCAGATTTCTGAAACTCTCGCACAACGGCGGGAAGTGATTCAGAAAATGCTGCGGCGCGTTCTTCATAAATTTCAACGTAATCTTCATCAGTCATATTTTCACCTTCTCTTCAGAGTTGAGGGTATTAACTACCCGTTCAGCGATTGTCGGTCCAATACCTTCAATCTTAGAAATTTCAGAGGGCCTTTGCTCTCCAATTTCCATAATAGAACCAAATTCTTCAATCAATTTTGTTGCCTTTGATTCTGAAATGCCCTTTATTGTTGAGAGGACATCAATTCTCATATCATCACTACTTAGCCTTTTATGAATTCTTGGCTTGATAGTTGGTCTATCTAACGGTTGCATTTTGCAAACTGCTGCAATAATTTCAGATGCTTCTTCTTCAGAAGATACCCACATGGGTTTTGCATCCATATCTAAAACAATTCTGCCGTATGCTCCTAAGAATTTGTTTCTTAGTAAGATTGCTCTTGTGTGTCTTGGCATATTGTTAGGAGCATTATCAATTACATTATTGATTGCTTCTTCAATCGTTCCGTAAATCAAAACAATGTTTACTGAGTATGCCCTATCCATATTATCAATCTGAGTCCACATTCTCTTAGATAGAACAGAACCTAAAAAGTCTGTAGTTGATTTGGCTTCAAAGCAAACATCATTGAAAACATAGTCTCCAATTTCAAGCCACTTCTTTTCAGTTTTGATGTTAAGCATTCTGGCCTTTTGCTCAACTAGTCTAACTAGTTTTGAACCTTCTTTTTCTCTAGAATCTATAATCAGCATTGTGATATTCCTCCTAATACATTAAATAAAAAGGCAATGCTACCTATTGTGTAAAAAGCGAATCTTGAATAAAAAAGTAAATCATTTCTTTCCATTTGGGAACCTCCAGCATTTTCCTACACAATAACCATTGGATATGAGTGTTTCGCACTTAGGAGAATATCTGTTATTTCTAACAATATAACTAACGTGCTTAAAAGATTCTCTTTCATTCCAATCTAGCCATATTTCTTCAGAAGAACCGAACACATCATGTAATTCTTCCATTATTCTTTCAGACACTTCCTTTATTTGTTCTCCATTTAACCTAATACCTGAAGAACCTGTGAGGATATCTCTATACCATTGAACCAAATAAACTCGTGCAAAATGCCCGGGATTCTCAACCATAGTGGCGTTGTGCAAACAGGGAAGGATGGGGAGTTTACCGTTGTGTTTAGGCACAGAAACTTCACCCTCCACCATCTCGATAGGGGGTTGTTCGGGGAAGACGACCCGCTGACTACCCGACTTTTGGAACGGAATAAGTCTTGGACTTCGCGCCATTAGAAGAATGTCTTCAAGGTTCATCGAAAACACGTCCTCATAGAAAAGCGGGATGCAATACAAAACATTACCTGAACCATCATCAGATGCCATATTTACGGTATTTGGAACCCTTCGCAATCTTGAGGCTTGTCCTACTCTATCATCGAGAGAAGAGCCTCCACCATTCTCATACAGATATTGCTTAACCACTTTGAAATAAGCCTGAATATCTCTAATATTGTCTGTGCGGTTTCCTTCAATGAATAAATGAAATCCCCTCCCTGAAAAGAACAACGTGTGTATTAAATCTTCATCCTTTACCATCTGCATTACGATTCTTACATCATCCAATGCTTTCTGTAACCGTTCTCCGTGAGCATCAAAATCAAGAAAGATGCGGTCAAGGATTACAGAAGATTCGATAGCAGTTGTTTCTGAAAATTCTTCAAAATCATACACAGTTGTATATACATTCGTTCTGTTGTTGTGTGCATTCACAAATTCGGAATACTCACTTTTTGTCAGAACTTTCTTTCTCTTCATCTGAGGGGCGTTTGGAATGTGACTCCCCGCCCAAACTAGTCTCGGAAATTTCATTATTACCACCAAAATTAACTGTTGCGCTATTTAACATTTCACGGATAATACCGGCTACTTCTGCCTGTAAAGAAGCCATGATTGCTTCACGCATAGCATCTTCAAATGTGCTTCCAACGAAAGCATCATTTACTCTAACATCTCTAATTAGTTGAAATCTTTCAGATAGTTTCATCTCGGAATATAGATTATTAGAAAGGGATTCTATTGTTGATTTCAAGTTAGAAATTTCATTGAATGTCCAATTTCTTGCTAGCACTTTTGACTCTATCAAATCTCTAATCATCACAACCACGAATCCGTTTGTGCTGCATCACACATTCCGAAGAAAGAACAATGTGTGCATGTTTTATAGTAAAACTTAGGAGCAAAGGTCTTCTGCTCATAAGCATACAGTAATTTGGCGATACCGTCGGCAACTGAGGTCATAGAGCGTTTCTTGACTTCCTCAACATAGAGGTAGTTAGAAACGGGGTAATACCATCCCCAATGAGTCACCTTCATGTCTTTAGTCAAGCCGTTTTTGATGAGGACTTCCTCAGGCGCGGATTCAATCATCAATTGATAGAAGGCCATTTCCTTTCTCATCGTTGTTGTCTTGTAATCCTTCCACGGTCCGGTCTTCAACTCCATAGGAATGAGCGAATTTCCTTCGCGGAATACACGGTCAATGATACCTTGAAGGTGAATTTTGTAGTCACGCTGAAGAGGATATTTTGCGCTCTGATTTTTCTTGAAGGTAATTTCAGCATCAAACTTTCCTTCGTTCACTATCGGCAAAAACTCATCCAACTTCTTTTCATCCCTGCATTCAATGAAACGCTCGGCTTCTGTTGATGCAATAGTTAGATAAATGTCTAGGTAATCATCAATCGGGAAAAGGCTTTGACAATAATCTAGAATCTCTGTGTTGTTCATTGTTTCTGCCTTAGCAATATCGAAGTCCCTGAAGAAGTCCTCACGCGCATTGTGAACAATTGTTCCCTTAAGCATGGCTTCTGTTTGGTCTTGCGGAAGTCTTTGGATATAGGAAAAATCATACTTTTTAGGACACCAATCGTGAGAACCAAGAGAAGACTTGGTAATCTTCAAGATTGGTTTAGATGGGTCTTCCGACCAATCAGGGTTCCAATCATAAGTGTATTCATCCATTGATTTGATAATCGCTTCGTATTTTTCGTCGTTATTCATTTTACCACCACTCATCTAGTGTTAATTGTATTCTATTCGTTCTGATGCTTGAAGTTTCCCACCCCATAGCCTTATACACAGGTTCTGCTTTTTTAATTACAGACTCAGCATAATACTCATAATCTGCATTCCACTTATCAAACTCTTCATAAGTCGAAGCAGAAACATATTCCACCGGCTTCTTTTCCTTTGTTAAGGGATGGGTGTAAGTTTTACCCTGTGCATTTACCTTCAAGAAAAGGTAAGAATCATCAAACTCAGTATCTGTGTGTTCCCAAGCATAAAGAACACCTGCGATACCTTCTTTGATTGAAGGTTTTTTGTATTCTAAGGTAACGAAACTCGATGAATCTTTACCGCACTTTTCGCACCATTTTGAATGGAGCATATTTCTCAATTCATGATGTTTTTTACAGTCAGGGCATTTTACTGTCATCCTGTTGTCTTTTAGACGACTTCTCTTGATAATCGAAGCCAATGGAACATCGCCTTTCAGAACAGATTGATAAGTCTCATAGAGATAAGACGTAATTTCTGCCTGAGATTTTTGAGCAGCCCACATTTTCAGAACAGTTGTCTGAACTTCCTTCGAGAGTTTTGTTTCGCTAACTCTTTTTGCGGTGTAGCCGGTCATCGTGAATTTTTCTTTGTCTAAAAATACACCATCTTCCCAAGTAATCATGCCCGCGTTTCGATTCTTAGTTACACCCACACCAAGAGCAGAAAAATACTTCTCAAACTCAAGGACAACGGGGTGTTCATCAAGATTCATTACGTTTGGAAAAATCTTACGAACTCGTTCTTGAATAAGAGCAACTTTTTCAAGTGCTTCTTCAACAGAATCAATCTGAACATAGATTGAATCTGTGTGTCCATAAACTACTTTCATTTCCACCAACTACCATTTCCATTATAATGCAAGAATTTTGAAGCAGGTGCTTCATGCATTTCTTGGATTTCTCGAATTGCTTCCCATATAGTTTTGAATCCTTCGATGGCGTTAAGAATATCTTCTCGCTCATCTTCCAATTCATTGATTCTATGAATCGCTTCTTCAAGTCGTTGTTCCAACAGATTTATTCTACTTTCATTATCTAGTTTCATTCAATTCGCCTCCAAAGTGCTTTTTGTGTTTTAACTACATTCGGGTGTCTGCTAAGAAAAAAAGATACCTGTCTTTGATTCTGCACAAACTTTTTCATTATAGGCTTGGACCTTTCCATAAATACATGAGATGAAAATTCCTCACCTACTTTAAATTCACTTTCTAAGATATCATTCATTCTTTCTTTTATTGTTATCATTATACCATCTCCTTTGCTGCAAAGGCGGCTTCACGGATTGCTTCTCTCGCAGATGCGGTAATAGAAGCGGCTAATTCAACATCAGCCCAACCAAATCCTTGATAAGCAACGATGCCGTAAAAAGACGCCATTAGTCGCTTAACTGCCATTTGATTGTTATACCACTTACGGTATTCTAATTCATTACCCGCTTCGCGGGACTCTCTCATCCTCCGCTTATAATCATTACGAAGATTCTTCAGATGAAGAACAGAACGTGGAAGAAGACCCAATTCATCTGTTTTATAGTAGCGCATTTCAAATACCCTTTCTTCAGAGAAATCACGAGGAGTAAGAATATTTACTCCAAACTCTGTTTCTTCAAATGACTTAGTTTCCCAAGAAATGTTCCGAGCAATCATCATTGAAGGATATAGACCTGCGAAGTCAAACGCCGCTACGTTGAGATGCAATCCAAACGTCCCTTCTGATGTTGGGTCGTAAATCATAGCACCTTCATATTCTTCTCGTTCTCCATCCTTAGAACCTGTTGGGGCCTTCCACCAAGCATTACGCATAAAGTAAATAGAACCCATGTGGCTCGCAAAGAAACAAGCATCAAAAGGAGCAATAAGAAGTCGTTGAAGTGAAATGATTGCTTCGCTTGTGAAGTTAGTTTCGTCAATCTTACGCAGAATATCAACGTCAACAAGAGCATATTGCAAATAAACGTCTGTGTCCTCTAACCATCCACGGCGATAAAACTCGTTAGGGTCTGTAAACTTGGAAGTCCAAACCTTACCTTGTCCGAAAAGAGTATTTGATACATAGTCAAGAGAAAGACTCGGAAGGGTTCCGCGTTGTGAATCATTCCATTGACGTTCAAAAGCAAGGTCAAGATTCAAGGTAATACGTCCCTTGATAGGTTGAGAAATAGGAGCGAATCCTTTATCGCCCTTGTAATACTCAAAACCATCACGGGTTTTCTTAATTCCATCAACTGCATAAACGGGACTCAACTCGTTAGGGTTCAATCCATTAACACAAAGACGGTTCAGCAAAACAGGAAGGTCGAACTTTAGACCAAACCAAGCAATCAGCATATCAGGGTCTTTTGCTTGAACGGACTTAACAAACGAAGCAAGCATATTTTTCTCGGAAGAAAAGATAAAGACTTCTGTATCAAATCCTTCAATCGCAGGATGCACAAACTTAGACTCTTCAGGAAACCAAGTCCAAAGATAGAACCGCTTGTCATAGTTATCATAAACAGAAATAGCAGTAATAAAATCGTGGTATTCTCCACCTTGTTGCCATTCCATATCCCAATACCACTTACGCATATCATATTCAGGTAAAGAGTCTAACTCATCAACGCAATACCTAAAGTGCAAAGGAACATCGGCTTCATATGTTTCGGGAAATAACTTCCTTGCTTCACTAACATCATCAGCCTGTTCAACATAGACCTTAGTTAGAGAAATACCTCGAAGATTTGTTTCTTCAACATCTTCATATTTGAACTCTCGCTCGATGTATTTAGTTGGTCTATACTTACTAGGCTTCTTTGCATCTGAAGGAATATAGAAATACGGGCGAAATTCGACAACTTCTGTCTTTTTCTCTCCGTTTTCTCTCCAAGATTTAAAGATATGAAAACCTGTATTTAATTTGCTAATAATCATTTCACACACCCGCTACATACGGAGCCTTAATGATTCTCCTATCGTCAGCAACGACAAATAAAGGAGCCTCATCTAAGACATAAAAGGTAAGCATTTGGTCTTTCTCAAAGAAGTTATGGATTGGCCCTGAAAACTCAACAGTCGCAGGTTCACCACAACGAAACACCGTTTGGATTGTTTCCTTGTAATTGTTCGTTGTGTTAAACGTGCTTGAGAACTCTAAACTTTCTTCCTTAAAATCTAATTTAAAGACACCGGAACCAACTAATTCACAAGAAGAAATCACATCAGAAAATACTGATGCTTGAACCATAAAGCAACCTTCATACTTAGCAAGACCGACTGTTGGTAGTTTGTCTGCTTCATACTCAATAGATGCTTCATTTATGGCTTTACTCGCTCTCATGATTGAAGGTAAAGATGCCCATTCAACTACTCTAGGAAGGGAAGCCTTCTTAGAACCCGAAGAAATACTTAGGAAATCACCTCTTTCTAGGGAAACAATATCACCAAATTTCTTCAGGTAGTCAATAATAGGGGCAGACTGTCCAATGTAGTCGCCTGCTTCTAAAACTTCTGCTTCAATAGAAATATTGACAACCATTGTTGGATTTCCAGAAAAGAGGGTAAGAGTATCATTCTCTGCCTTCATATAGAAAACATCATCTAGTTTTCCTGAAGAGAGTCCACCCTTATTTACATACTTCCCCTTTACTTGAATCTTCTCCAAAGCATTCTTAAGTGTATTTGAATTTACATTTACTTTCATAATATCCCTCAAATCTTACGTTCACGCAATTCAGGAATGCCGTTCCACTTAATGTTCGGTGGTTCGCCTTCCCTAATAACAAACTTTGTTCCAACAAGATTACCGTTGGTCCTACTTCCAACCAATTCAGCAACATACTGCAATTCATTCTTAAACTTCTTTCGATAGCAATGAATTTCTTGCTCAAGTTTGCCGCCCCAATCACGCCAATTTGCGACAACTCCTACCGGAGAATTATCCACATACTTTTCAGTTTCGTGGGTAATATAAATTACATCGCAAGGCAGACGATAAATAGCCATCATCAAATGCTCAAATGTTTTATTTCTAGCACCATATTGAAAAGGCATAATTTTCGTAACAACAGTAGGGTTTGGATTTACCTTTAAAATACACGACTCAAACCAAGAATCAACACCGTCAATAACAAAAATTGGATTTTTACCGGCTTCCATTTCTTCACGAACATACTTCACAAAATCATGTGAATTATTTTCAGAAGCAGTAATATCCACTACATTGTCTTTGTTCATCTCGATAGGGCAATAAACAGTAATTCTATCAGTAGCGTTGTGATGTTCAATCCAAGTTGACTCAACACCCATATCCCAATCCAAGACATAAATATCTCGGTCTGGAAAATCCAATGCAAGACCCGTTTTTCCTGTTTTGGGTTCTCCCCAAATACCTAAACATAACCTTGATTGTCGGGTTTCTCTTGCTTTTGCCTTATGTGCTTCAAGACGTTCTTTGAAGGAAACAGAAGCATCTGTTGTTTTTCTATCAGTCAATCCCATTCATTAGCACCGCCTAATTCTGATTCATCTATTGAAATATTTTTACCATGCACGGTGGACCATGTATTAATGATATCGGCAACTTCATTTCTGGTAGTTGTCCTATATCGGCATTCTTTCGTTCCAATGTGAAACTTAATCCAAAATTCATTCTCCACTTTTTCGTTTTCCTTAAAAGTGATAAAATCAACTGTGATTAAATCCACAATGTAATTATTCTTTAACATAACGTATCTATTTTCTAGTAACATATAAACTCCCTCCAAAGGGAAAGGCTTCGCACCCTTTTGGCCGTCATTAACGCCAACGACTACACAACGATTGATTCTCAGAACCAATCGTAGTCTTCTTCAACTGCTTGAGTCACCTCAACTGCCGAACCCTTACGGTCAAGGACATAAAGTCCCGTTACGTTGATTGTTGCAGGTTCCGTTTCGCCATCAACTGTTCGCTGAGAAGTGTTTCCGATAACGATTACAGATGAACCGATACCGAAATCAATCTCGATATGCGACGGAATCCAACAGGTTACAACACCGTTTCCTTCATCATAGTCAAACTCAGCATTCAGGTCAGTAATGTTCAGAATGCGGTTTCCGTTTGATGTTGGGGTCATGTTCATGTTGCACACTACACCATCAGTAACGATGAAACGGTCGTTGTATGCAAGTGTTTGACGCTTAATGTGAACATCATCCAACTCAATGAGAGGAACGAGGTGGCTTTCAAGATTTGAAACGAAGAAATCCTCAAAGTTAAAACTCGACATATCGCGGTAATCTGTGTTTTCTGGGTCAAGTGATGCGTTCAGAATAAGCGAATTCTTCGTAACATCGGTCATACCATACAGGTTTCCGTTTTCGTTGGGGATAGCAAGGAAATGAACCCATTCAAAAGTATTAGGTTCAAACTCAACTGAGGGTTGGTTCTTGTAAGAGAACGGCCAAATCTTCATTTCGCCTCCATCAGATGAACCATAGAACAGCCCTTGTCGGCGGTATTGTTCCACAGGAAGAGGCTTCCCATATCCCTTGTTTTCACCACCATTCATGTATCGCTCGGTATCATCAAGAGGGATGAAGTATTGTCCATCTTCACCTTCTTCAGCACCATTCGGCAAGTTTGCAACTGTCTTCTCCTGATATTCATTACGGTTATAACGGGAAACAACCCACTTTCCAAGTGCATTCTGAGAAGCGATTGCGACAATACCCTTTTCTAGAGCATTGTCTGCATCTCGCTTAAACTCTTCAATTGCCTTACTACGTCGCCAAGCCATCATATCGCGTGGTGCGTCAAGAGCAATAAAGAAACCAAAAGCCTTCTTTGCGAGGCTTCCTCCATCATTGGTTGTTGGCTTGTTCTGAGAACGGCGGTGTTGGGCAACATAGGAACGCCAAAGGGCCTTTCCAATTTGGTTGCCTGCTTCAATACCGTTTTCAGAACAGATTTCTTCGTATTTCTGTTCTGCTTCTTCCTGAGTCATCCCAATATATTGAAGGGACTTCTCAATTTCAGTCTTCATTTCTTCATTCATTTTATTCACTTCCTTTGTGTTTTTAAAGTTGTCCAACCATCCATGAAAGTAATACTTTCGGTGTCATGGTTGTGGACCGCCATTCTGTTTCGCCAATTGTTCTTAAGAATTTGAACTTGATATTGGCATCAAGTCCATTCGAGTTGATTACTGCATCGTGTAACCCGATACAGATTTCCTTTATAGTCCTCCCATCAATAAGCAATTTCTGAAAGTAAGCAATTGCGTTATTTTTATTGTTGATTAGAATATCTAGCCCTTTTGAATACTCTTCAAGGCTCATTTCAATTTGCTTCTTCAACGTGGTATTACTTGACTTAGCCGCTTGGACTTCAGTAATGACCCTCCTTAAGTCGAGGGACGCGGAGGCTATAAAGGCGATGAGTTCATCGTTAGAAAAACGCTCTACTCCTTCTTCTTGAAGGATTCCTTGGATTACTTCCAAGATTACTTCATTGCTCAGAGGCTTAAAATGGTAATTAGCACACCGACTCTGAAGAGCAAAAATAATCTTGCTCTTATCGTTGCAAGTAATCATAAACCTTACGTTGTTAGCATATCTTTCCATGATACGCTTCAAAGCATTTTGTGCATCTGAAGTCATACCATCCATTTCATCAAGTAAAATGATACGGAAAGGAGCATTACCAATAACTCCACTTTGAGCAATGTTTTTGATGGTTGTTCTAACAGTTTCCAATCTTCGGTCATCAGACGCATTGATTTCAAAGAAGTTTTCATCAAATTCATCTCCTAGAATAGAACGCCCAAGAGCAATCATTGCAGCCGTTTTTCCATTACCGGGATTTCCGTATGCTAATACGTTAGGCATATTCTTTTCTTCAAGCCAAGACATAGCGTCCATTGTGAAGTGTTCTTGCCCGATTACATCTCCGATTCTTTTTGGTCTATACTTTTCTGTCCACAACATTTAAATCTTCTCCTTCATTGAAAATTGTGTATTCATATATATGTCCTCCACTATAATATTGGTTAAGTGTATCAGCAGGAACATAAATTCTAGTCATTGTTTTTTTGAATCTTTTATCTGCTTTAAGCCATTGCGACAATCTTCCTACCGTAATAGAATCATCTTCAATTTTCTCTACTATTTCTCTACATAGTAGAGGGCTTTCGCTAGCATTAACAATATCAAATGCTTTGTTAAGTGTTTTGCGTTTTTTAAATTTACTTACTTTAGTTCCCATAATAATCACATAAATAATTCTAATGAACCCACGTCATAAACAACGGGGTCCGTTTTCTTTCTTCGTTTCTTTTCACCGATGCCTAAAATTCGACATTCAGCGTTGTTTAATTTCTTCTTTGCCATATTAACAAACTCTTCATCTTTAAGAAGTTGTCGAAGAAGTCTTTCATTCTTAACTCCGAGTTTACGACAAATTGGTGGAACCTTCGAGTAAGTATTACTCTTAGGCATTGATACTCTCCCGAATGAATTACCTTGATGAGCATAAGCGAGCATCTGATAAAAATAATCAGAAGACCACCTTCTCTTCACTACACCATCAACAAAAATTAATCTGTTAGGGTGCATATTTTCAACAAGCCAAGAAACAATTTGAGTATCTGATGGCTTGTTAAAGATAAGAGCATCAGCAACCCTATCTCTATTAGTTTCTTTTAGATACATTTGAACAAGAGAGAACGTATCTAACTCAGTCATTGAAGGAGCATCACTACGAGGTGCAATTCCCATGATTGAATCACGAAGGTAATTCACACTACCTGCTCTCTTAATTTCACACATATTCTTGATTTCTTGAGGAACCGACTTCTCGTTAATAGAAGTCAAAACTACTTGGCCCTTGTAATTCCTCAAGATATACAGAATGTCTTCCTTGTTCGGCTTATGGTGAACATCTTCAATCACAATACCTCTATCTGTTGGGAATGAACCCAAGTCAGTCGTATCTGCTTCGTTAGCAAACAAAATCAAGGGGTCTTCACAAAACGTGAGAGCCTTTGTTGATTTTCCTGTTCCGGGTTTTCCGGTAATTAGAATTGCTCTCTTTTTATTCAAATTAGTTAATCCCATTATAGCACACCTTTGAGTTCCATTAATTTTTCAATTCCTTCCAATTCTAAATGCTCTTTGTTACTGATAATTTCAACGGCCTTTCTAAAGTTTGACCATTCATTTTTAGAATCAGGTAAATCTGATACCATCTCTGTAAGAAGATACAGATTCTTAATCCCACCAATTTTTAGAATTGGCTTGGGACGTGTCTTGTTTTCCTTTTCTTTTAGAACACTTTCAATTCCATGTTGAAAAAGGCTTCGCTTTACTCCTTCCAAGAAATCTAACTCGGCTCTAAGATTTACACGGATTCTAACTGTGTAGCCAATGCTAACTGTGTTAGAATGCTCAATGTGAAAATCAATCTTAGAATGAGCAAGATAGATACCTGTAAGCATATCTCTATTATACATAATCATTCACCTTTGTAATACCTAAATACTCAGCCTTAACTCTAATAAATTTGAGTCCTTCCAAAATAGTGTCTTCAATCAATGGTTCTAAATCTTCACACATTCCCGGAAAAATAATAGTAAAGGATGTTCCTCTATATGTCCCTAATGCCTTTGCTAGTTCTTCATCAACTGTGTCATGAACAACAGCAAAAAGACCTTCATCACCAATAAAATTCAACCTCGCCACTAAACCCTTTGCTAAAAACTGTAAAGTTGGTTCATCTAATTCAAAATAAACCATAAAACTAAACGATGTTAAATCATCAAAGCGGGTTAACCATTCTTGGATGAGGCTATCTTGATACATTCAAAGACCATCCTCAATATATTTTTTGTGGTCAATGCATACTTCAGTATTGAGTTCAGGAAATTGGACGTGACTAACGTGTTCAGGTCCAATTCTTGTATGATTATGTTTATCAGCAGTTTCATCGGCATTGATAATAAGATATTCACACAAGAAACGGACCTGCTCTTCAATAAACATTATTGCTTTCTTTGAAACCTGTTTATCTGTTTTCTCTTTAGCAATCTCTCTAATATTTATTTTTGAAATTAGTTTCCTCCTAGGAATCTGCGTTTTCTTGATTTCTGGAACAATCAGTTGCCCGCTCTCATCGAAGTATGGGACTCGGCTCAGAAGCATCTTTCTTGGGCGACCCATATAGGTTTCGACGTTGTGAAGATAGGCAAATTCATCTTCAATTCTAACGACTTGAAAGGTTTTTCCTTCAATAATAGTAAACTGTCCTTCTTTAATCATGTTTAAACCTCCTGTTTCAAAATCGCTTTTGCTGCATCAAAATTGTCTGTTTCAATGAAAGTCCTTGCCGCGTCAATAATAGCCATCAATCTCTCTTCACGGTTATTGGTTGACTTGATTTTCAAGAGTTTTGCAATTTTCCTCTTTGAATCTGTAGGAGGTGCATTCCTGATATCACCCAAGCGAGAATGAAGATTACGGAGAATATAGAATTGAGAACGAATTCTATCATAGGTAATTTTGATAGCCTTACCTACTTCATCCTTCTTCATCTTTTCAATTTCCATTGCTGCACTTTGGTTATCTAAAAAGTATTTATATGTTCTAGTCATCACATCATCTCCATAACGTCTTCAATTGTATTAATGTCCTGAGGAAACTTATCATCACGGATTCTCGTTACTCTAGGAAATCGAAGACCAATGTTTCCTTTAGCATCACGAGTAATCAAATCAGCACTAACTTCGAGAACGATTCTCGGAAGGAATTGATACTTTCCATTCTTTACTGATTCGATGTTCTTACGCAAATCATTAGTTAATCTAATCAAATCTGCATCTGAGAAGCCGGTTCCAACCGAACCGACCACAATATATAAACCACCTGACTTAACTGCAATCTCATAGGTTCCAAACACACCTGAGCGTTTTCCTTCACCATATGCACCTGCAACAATTACAACATCTAACTCTATTCGTGGTGGTTTATGTTTAACCCAAGAAACAGAACGTTTTCCGGGCTGATATTTGGCATTCGCATCTTTTACGATAATGCCCTCGAAACCGTCATTAATTGCCTGATGATAGAAAGCGATTGCATCTCCCTCAAGTTGTCGGTGGGCTTGGTTGCCTAAGCCTTGCATAACCTGAAGCCTATGCGTGTATGTGCGGTCCATTACGACTTCACCGTTCATCTTCAAGCAATCGAAGATTACCCAAGCCACAGGGCATCTTCTAACCGCTTCTGCATGGTCCTTAGAATGAACGCGGGTTCCTAAGTTCTGATGTGGCGCAGGTGAACCATCTGTGTTCACCGGATAGATTTCACCGTCAAAGATAGCGTTATCACAATCATAAGCACGAATAATCTCAACAACATCAGGATATTGTTGTGTAGTAATTGAACCCTTGCGGTTGAAGATAATTACATTGTCTCCTTTCTTATGAATTTGGTAACGATTACCGTCATACTTGTAATCCACAATTTTATTCTTAGGCCACTTGTTAAGAGGAACAGATTTTGCTAACATAGGAGCAACAAATGTTCCGTGATTCAGAACCATAGGGGGTTCCATATTACCCATATAGTATTGACAAACATTCTCAATAGTGTTAAAAGAAACGTGCTTCTTCACATCAGTTACCTTCTTATTAAAATGCTTTGCTAGCATCTTAACTACATTTCCCTTGTTAATACCATTACGAGGGGTTCGTAGCCAATAACGCATGAACCACTTCCGCTCAAGAGAAGAAAGGGAATTCATTAAACCTTCAAATACCCTGTAAGAATCTGAACCTACACCTGAGCAATCAGAGCCAAGAATACGAAGAATAGTATTGATTGAAGTTTCTCCGTTTGATTCTGCTGAAGAATCTAAGAAATAAACCACGTCGCCCATGTCTTCATAGACAACATAATCTCCTTCAATCTCTTCATCGTGGATATCAAATACATTTGCTACCCACTTCTTTGCCCTCGCAAGTCCTATGTTGTTTGACGGGTATTCCATAGCAAGAATAGCCAAAAGACTACTCTTGTTTTCAAAATTCCCCATTTCTCTTGAAATCATTGAGATTTGTTTGCTTGGTAGCAGATTGTCCGTCGCTTCCAGCAGATTGCACATCATTTTCCATGTCATTAAAATTCACCTCTGTATTTACTGTATAAATTAAGTTTCTAATCATTTCACACATTGTATCTCGGCCTGTAATAGATTTAGCCACGTATTCATAGTGTAAGATTTTAGCCAAAATTAACCATTCACTCTTCTTCATCTTCTGATACTTCATCATCAAGCCTCCCAAGTAGTCGCAAAAAGTTAGAAATGAGTTGGGAAGTAACTTCCACTTCTTCAAACTTTTCTTGTTCTAAGAAACGATGGGTCATTTGAATGAGAGTTGCTTGAGTTATTGCAGGAGCAAGACGCGCAAGGCTATTACTCGTTTGGATTTCCCAATAACAAATGAAACTAGCCTTAGCCAATTCATTTGCATATCTCATTTCACCAACTTGGGATTGAAAATGGTCAAACAAAAGAGTATTCTTTCCTAGTTTGTTTCCCATTTGCTTTGCCCAAGAAGCATATTGCTTATCGTTCTTAGTCACCAAATAAAGTTTGTTAGTGTTCATTCTTCTTCCTCTCCTTCTAATACACGGCGTAGTGCGTCATATGCTTGCACATATGCAATATCAACATTATATGGTTGAACCCGTGAGCCACGAAGACCCTGACCGGCAGGGACTTCCATATTCTTTTCAACAATCTTAGCAAATAAATCTACGATTTCTGATGCTCGTTTAACAAATCTTGGGATTGCTCCGTGTCCATACTGCCTATTTTTATTTGCATTTCTTACAGCCTTTTTAGCCTGAATTTCACTAATTCTTTGCTTAATCATCTAGTTCCCTCCTTAGAAGGTTTAGAAGCATACGGGCTTCTGTCCGGTTAAGACGAATACCTTTACGGGAAATCTTATCGTCTTTAAACCACCGAATATCAATTACATCAATATTATAGTAATTTCCCTTTCGGACCTTTACTACATCGGTGGAGTTTCTGGGAATACTCCCAATCATTTCAAAATCATCGCTTGTCATCAAATTTCCTCCTTGAATTTCTCAAGGTCTTTCCATGTCCTAAAATAGCGTGGTGCTTCCAATTCGTCTAACCTGTTAGCAATCCAACAAGAACCACCAATAGAAGATACTTGAACAATTTCAAACTGCCCATCTCCTACTTGAACTACTTCCTTTGTCTCAATATCTGGAACAAGTCCATACATTCGAGTTAATTCAAAAGCCACATCATTCAAATTATCGTGAACATATTTGATAATGTGGGCTCTTTGAATTGGAATCTTTGGGCTTAGAGTAAAGGTAATCTTTCCTGTTTTATTGCAAACCTTACAGCGATTTCCTTCGCAAATAGGACAAATTATTTCTGCATCATGTGGTGCAGGCAAGTTTACTGTTATTGCTCTATTACTCACCATCAACCAACACCGCCACAGAAGTAGTAAGGAATAACCTACCAATGGACATAGCAGCCAAGAAAGATTCACGCGCAACGCGAGCAGGGTCATAAACATTCTCCAATGTCCCAAACTCACCTGTAAGAGCGTTAAAGCCGCCATCATCGAAGGCGTTCATTGGCGATACATCAGTAACAAGCGAGTTTTGCATAAGCACCAAAAGAGGCGTGAGCAAAGCAGACCGAATAATTCGCTCGACTACGTTAGAGGCATCCAAAGAAAAGCCAATTTCTGCATAGGTCATACCGCCACCGAGAACAATTCCTTCAGCAAGAGCGGCGCGTGTTGCGTTTAGAGCATCATCAAGCCTTTCTTTTGTTTCACGCATTTCCATAGTTGAGGAAGCACCGACTTGAATTGTAGCGACACCACCCTTCAGGCGAGCAATACGCGATTTAATCCTGTTCTTATCGTAGCCCTTCATATCTTCAGCCAATGCTCGAAGAATAGCGATTCTGTCTTCAACATCTCCTTCACCACCAATGATAGTTGTGTATTCCTTGCCGACAATCAACCGTTCACATGAACCAAACTCATCAATAGAAACTAAGGATGCGTCGTCTTTGCTTTCGGAATTAAAGATTCGACCACCAACCAATGATTGAAGGTCAGCCAATTCGTCAAGTTGAGCATCACCGAAGTTTGGTGAAAGAATGGCGGCTACCTGAACAGTCTTTTGAAGGATATTCATAATCAAGTTGTTCATTGCTGAACCTTCTATTCCCTTACACATGATAAGGAGAGGTCGAGATTGATTAGCAGCAATTTCAAGCATAGGCATGAGGTCTTGGAAGTTCCTAAAGGCCAAGTTAGACATAAAGATTAGAGGATTCTCAAACTCACAAGTTCCGTTTTCGTTGTTAGCCATAAGATGACTCATATAACCTTCATAGAGTCTAACACCTTCACGGAGAAGAAGACGTGTTTCGTGTGTTCGTCCTTCTTCAACTGTAATCACGCCATCTTTTCCTACTTTCTTCACCGCTTCAGTAATCAATTCAGCAACATGAGCGTCATTGTTAGAGGAAATGAAAGCAACTTCATAAACTTCATCTTCTTCAATCGGATTTGACTTCTCAAGAATTTGAGTTAGGACATAGGTTTGCACTTCGTCTAACTTCTTTTGAAATTCACGAATGTTTCGAATCTCATCATAAACTTCAAAGATACCTTTACAGATTTCTCTTGCTAGAATACACGCAGTTGTCGTTCCATCACCTGATTTATCTTGAGCCTGAGCCGCAAGATTTTGAACCATTTGAATACCCATTTGAACATACGGGTCTTCGTGAGAAACATACTTTGTGATAGTAACACCATCATTGATAATGACGGGCGGGTTTCCTTGCAAAATCGCTGTTTTGGCTTGTGGGCCAAGTGTAGGCGATACTGCATCAGCAACGATGTTAATACCTTTCATTAGTTTCTCTTTCACTTCAGTTTCATAAGTAATCATTCTTCTTCCTCCTTAAAAACAAGGGATTCTAAAATAGGGGTAAGTATAAAATCAAAAATAGCAACACCTATAATTACCCAACCAAGCCTAACAGTATTTAAAGTGATATGCTCAGTAGCGGAAAAGTCCGAATATGCTTCTACAGAAAATTGACTATTAACGATAATAAAATATCCAATCAAAATTCTAGCAATTGCTTTTTTTAACCTAAAAATAAATTTCAAACTTCACACTCTCCTGTGTAATATCCTTCACCCTTATACGGAAGAGCCGTATAGATACAAAAACAACGCTCAGAACAGAACGATTGTGGACCTGTTGCTAAGTCTTCATATACAAACTTAGCAACAATATCGCAACAAGCACAAATAGTCTTCATTGTTTTCCCTCACAGTTACATGGCACAATTCTCCACCATTGGCCGCAGGATGAACATTGAACAGGGATTGCTCCACACATCAGTAATCACCTTCATCCAATACACAGAGAATATCTTCAGACGGAACAAACACAATATCACCACGCTGTTCATATTCCTTACGAGAAGAGAATAAAACAGTTTCACCAACAGAATTATTGAACTCTGTTGCCGCGAGGATTTTTCCGATATTAGCATGATTAGCGACGATGCCTGATGAAGATTGACTCTTCAATAAGCGAATTACTACATACTTGCCAAATGGCCTCACTCTTCTTCCTCCACATCATTTGTTGCAGCCTTTACCCAAGCCCGCTTTGTTGGAGTAACCCAAGTATAAACGTGAGTCTTATAAAACTCCGCCAACTTACGGTCGCGCTTTCCAGACTTAGCATCATTACGAGCATTACCGTGAATACGCATTTTTCCTGTGGACTTCTTAGGAATATCGTTTGGGTGGTTCCTTTGATGTTCAGCAAGACGTTCACGAACAAGAATCGGCATCACCGGCACAAGTTCTTGTGTTCCGTCTTTGTGGATTACAGTTTGAACCGCACAGTTTCTCCTTGTTACAGGAGGACCGGCAGGTTTACTATAATCAATGTTAAAACCAAACTTACTTTCCTGTTGCTTTCTTTCAAATTTCTTCATTCTTCTTCAACTCCAATTACTTTCTTTACTAAGTTATAGTCCTCAGTTAGACTGACGTGAGTATAAACCTCACCTTTTTCACCGGCCCAAATACCGATTTGATTATTACCCAAAACCTCAGCACGATTGAGATAAGGACGCCAAGTGTTGATTGTTCCCCAATCTGTTCCTGAAAAATATGCCGAGCCAAACGGGTGTGTGTGAATCCAACACTTAATCGGTAATTTCATACCGATAGGTGGTGCAGGAAAATCCACATAGCCCGGATTACCGACAGACCAGAATAATTGGTTGTTTCCGTCAATAACCACTTGGACTTCGTTTCCACCGAATAGTCCTGTTGATAATTCCCAAATTGCTTCGTTTAGTTCAGAACAGAAAAATTCTGTGTCGTCTTCTGAACATTCCCTAAACGTTGATTGGAGAATAAAGTCTGCAATCTCCATTTCTTCCTCCCAAGCAGAAACTTGAGAGTCATCACGAGAATCATCTTTAATCATATCAAACAGTCCTCGGCTCAATGCCCAATCTTTAATCTTTCCCATTTTATTCACTATCCTTGACTTCTTCAAAACGCACCCCATAGCGCGTCGAGAGGCGGTCTAAACGCTTCTGGACCCTTGCTGCCTTCCGTGCGATTCGGCGCATTCTGCGGCGTTCTCTACGGGTCATAGGGGCCTCATTGACGACTGATGCCTTCCGTGTTTCAATGATGCGAGCGGCCTCCATAAGCAGTTCAGAATGATAGGGTTCTGTAAGGTCGTTGATTTGTTCAAGTCTCTTAGCAATCGCGTAATATGGACGCTGAAACTTCTCACGCGCCTCATCAACTGAAAGATTGTAAAAGTCAACAAGCACCATCAATTCGTCCTGATAGGACCAACGACAACGTGTGTTTGCGTATTCCTTTTCACTTTCTTCTAAGTCATTGAAATCAGACAATACGATTTTGGCTTCAACGGGTTCTTCTAGAAGAACAGTTTCAGTCGTTGCTGCAAGTTTTACCAATCTTCTGATTCCACTATCTGATGGGCGTTGTCCTTCAATTGCTTCAATTGCATCTGCAATATCTTTATAGGACATTCCCTCTTTTTTACTTTCTAAGATGAAATTCTTATATTCATCAAGTTTTACATATCTTCTCTTCATAGTTTCACTTCCGTGGTTTTGGTAATCCATTTTAAGATTCATTACCGAGTATCTTACATTGAAGGTTAAATAGAGCAATCGAGAAATTTCTCCCCAATGCATCCCATTGTCTCTTCTAATTTTCACATACTGATAAATGTCATTGTTCATTTTGTTTCCCTCCAAAACGTTTGCAATGTGTGCATCTAGAATCTGGCTTATTTCTGCACATTCCTCTTCCACAGTTTCTGCAAAATCTTTTTTCGTTTTTCATATTATCGCCTCAAATATTAAATGTCATAAACGACTTGGTTTCTTCACCATTGAAATACTTCTGAATCCATTGTGCGCCCGCTCCTGCAATCATTACGTTCATTAGATTCACTTCTGCTGCTGAACCGTCCCAATCTCCTGCTTGGCATGAAAAAGAACCTTCTGGGCCTGCGAGTAATGTGTCGTAAAGTGCTGGGTCTGCTTTGTTTGAGATAAGTGCAGCATTCCTACCCTGTGCGCGAAGGTCCAACCATTTAAAGGAGGTGTTGTAAAGGGTTCGCCTAACTCCAAGATTATCAACACAAGACACAACGAGGTCATAGCCTTCCATTTGTTTTTCAGTTAGAATAGGGTAGGGGCTTGCTTCAACATTGTTATGTTGGTCCCTCATACACAATGACTTATTATATCCAACGTGCAAAGGAAGATAATTCTGATAAAGTAGGTTCTTTTCTTCTACCTTATCAGGGTCAGCCGATGTAATCGCATACGTTCCAAGTCTGTCTAAAAGCGGGATTAGAAAACTTCCAATGCCGCCTGCTCCAATTACTAAAATTTTCTTCATTCAAAATTCCTCCTTATGATATTCTTTTGTTAGATATTCTCCCTTTTCTAATCGTTCTAGTCTTTCCTTTTTATCCTCGAGAATAGGAGCATAAAACTCCGGATTAAAGATAACTCCATCCATCTCTTCTATTTGATAAAGTTGAGCATACCTATAAACTGTCCACCAATTATTTGTAATTGTTGAATTCTTATAAATCCATCTTGCGATTGTGTCCAAAGAATACCCCTCGATATTTTTTTGGATTCTTTCAACTATACATTCTTCACAGTATTTGTGTGTATCTTCGCTAACATTAATAAACAATCCATGTTTTCCACATGGGATATTAATTTCAATAGTTTCTTTCATTCGTCTTCCTCCTGAATTTCTAGTTCCATTGTTTCATGACATTTTGGGCAATAATACTCGGCTATTCCATATTCAATCAATACGGCATCAATACCATATCCTATCCAATCTTCAACAGGATATGAATCCACATATTTCCATTCATGTTCACATTCATTTGTCATAATAATTTCTCCAAATCTTTTCCAATTATTTCTTCGATTCTTTTAAGGCCAATCAAAGAAAGAAGCCTTCTGCCTGTGACTAATATTCCATTAGACGATACATTTACTCCATCAGTATTAGCAATAGACTTAGAAGTAAATGGGTAGTTGTGAATCTTGGCAGTTAGAAACACAATCGCTGAGTTGTGTGTTTTTCGTTTATTTTCTAGAGATTGAACCATTACTTTCTCAAAGAATTCATATGTCTGCAAACAATGCCCCAAAAAAGCAGGGTCATTTGTCAACAAAGTGCAGATTCTTTGAATCTCAAAAGAACCATCATCGTTTCGAATGACTACGTTTTGGTAAATCTTAGATATCTTTCTGACTAATTTTTTAACTAGTTTAGACTGAATATCAAACTCGCCACAAACAATATCAAGAGGAACAGGTGTTCTGTTTTCCTTTAGACAGAAATAAACAACTGCAGTTGCTCTTGTTTCTAAAGTTGCACCTCGAAAAATACCTTTAGAATATAAATCACGATATACCTGTTCCATTCTTTCATTCAAATCAAAGACAAGCCCAAGAGAATTAAACACCATACGGACCATACGATATCCGTTTTCAAGTGTTCTCTCATGGGAAGTCGTTGAATGTCGTTGAGCAGAAGAACGAAAAGAAGTTACAGAACCAAGAGAATGGTCCTTTGTTCTGAAAGACCCATCGCTCATCTTGGCTGATACAGTTTCTTCAAACATTTCTTGGACTAAAACTAGTCCACAGTCTGAACAAACTCGCTCGCCAAGAATCTCATCGAAGGTATTCTCTCTTGAACCACATTCATCACACTTCATCCCAATCAATCCTATATTCATTTGGTTTAGCATTCAAATAACTTGCAATTGTGCTAACTCTAGATGTTGTCATGGTGTCGTTGATGAGGGCTAATGCTCTTGCTGCAAATTGGTCGCCAACGGAAGAGCCACGAGCCATATTATCAATACAAATAGGACCCCGCCAATTTGCTTCTGTATCATCTCCTGATTTCGGTTGATAAACAAAGGTGCTAACATTTTGAATTTCATTCTTATATGTTCGCTCCGTTAGTTTCCAATCATATCCACGACCACGAACATACATAACTATTAGTTTATCTTCAATTCCCAATTTAATTTGGTCTGGATATTGCCTAGCCAAGTCATTCATCAATTCTTGCGCTCTTTGTTCAACAATGTCTTGCTGACGATTCTGCTTCAAAAACTCGGTCATAACCTTCAGGTCGGAAGGCGACGGTTCCCTACTCAGAAGACGGGAATATAAATCATACGGTGAGAGCATTTTCCAAGAACCACGGTTCTTACCATTGACGTAAGAATTAGCGAATGTATTCATGTCCTTGAAGGAAATTTCACCCCATACTCCATCACTAATCTCAATTGCAAGTAAATCATCACCAATTTGGGCGACCTGCAAACGCACTTGAATTTTAGTGAAGTTTTCATAAAAGAAGTATGGGAAACGATTTTCCAAAACATACCTTACATTCTCAGGCATATTCATGTAATTCATGAGAACCTTCATGAGTTCCATTTGGCTATCTGTAAAACAACTCTTATAGATAACTCTAGCAAGCGCGTTGCAGATTTGAGCCAAGTTTAGATATTGACCGTTAAGAGAATAACGATTCCCATTTTTACCGATAATTATAGGTAATACCCCAATAGTCATTACTTGAGAAGAGCCACGCAACTTACTATATTTCCTAGAACCAAGAGTCTCCTTCAAATCTGAAACAATAGCATGATGAATAGGGTCTTTGTGACTTCTATCAAAATGAATACGACTTGATATCTCACCCCACCCTTCAAGGTGAAGGTATGTTTGATAATAGTCGCTAAAATCATGTTCTTTTGCAATTTTATATGTCATAATATCACATCAAATATGTATTTGTATCTTCTTTCATTGCACAATGTTCGTGCATTTCTATCTTAATTTCTTCTGCCATCAGAAGTTGTCCACCGCAAACACGACAACGTGTAGCGACTCTATTCTTGTAGCCTCTTGTGTTTTTAGTATATTCGGGGTCAAAGTCAGTCATACCATCACCTTATGATGCCCACTACGGGACGTATAATAAATCCTACGGATTCCCGCAGAACGTATTGCAACCATGCAATCATTACATGGTTTCGACATAGCCAAACCTGTGGGGGTATGGCGAACAACGTAAATATCTGCTCCTTCAGTTTTAGAAGCCTGTTTAATAGCATTGACTTCAGCATGACCATTTGGAGTATTACTCGCAATAGAAAGAATTTTTCCGCCATGAACAATAACTGCACCTAACTTATAGATGTAGTCGCAATCTTTGGCTTTCTTTCGAGCGACTCCAAACATTCTAGTTCTTTTACACATTCTAAAACCTCGCACAATTCACATTTTGATTTGCAATTTTTATCATGATACTTGTAGGCTTCATTGATTTCGACAATCTTACGTCGAATGAAAGTATGAAAGCCTTCATCAATAGCAGTTTTATTTTTCCACAACTCACGCTCAAGAGATTTCCAAACTCTATAAATTTGGTCTTTCTCATCAGAGTATTCTTTACTCGCATTAAATGCAACCAACAATTTCTTTTTTGAATAGGGCAACTCGCCCTGTTTGATTAACGATAAAATAACTAGTTGCATCTCTTCCATAGAAGAGAACAACATGATTATCACCTCAAATCTCGCAAAGACCACCGGCACAAGCAATTTCACCGGACAGATTAGTTTCATCTGTTGATTCAATCACTCTTGTTAGGTCAATACCTTTGAGAGCCTTCGACAATTCTTCGTATGTTTTCTTATCACACGTTTCAAATGGAGCCTGTGTGTATGTCCCACCATCAAAGGGAAGAACAGAAAGACCGTTGTAATAATGTCTATTCATCCACATCCATTCTCCTACATTATCCCATTCATCTTCTTTAATGGAAACAGTAGCAGAAACATTGTGAGTGTTAGAACCTTCACGATGCCCGTTGCTAACCCATCGAATGCTAAAGTTCTTGATTCTCTCAAGAAGTTGAAATACATTCTCACTACGAGTGATTGCGCCTTCAGGGGCCTTCTGAGGCACAGAAATTACTGCCTGTTCTGTAGGGTTAAAGAATTCATCTTCAACCAACTCAGGATGGTTTTCAAGAAGATAACCATAGATTGCTTCGTTCTTTCCTACACGGATGCGACGAATGTAGTATTCATCATGCCATGCGTGAATACCGGAAGAAGTTCCAAGAACAAGAGAAGTTGTTCCCGCAGGTTTAACACAAGTTACACGCGCAGCCTCATTGATTCCGATGAGTTTTGCTACACGACTGTTCTCTAATTTGGCGGCAAATGCGGCCATCTCAAGGTCCAAATGCTCGGCACGGTTAGAAGCAATACCCGTCATAGAAACACCTAAGAGAGCGTCCTTCTCACTTGTCTTACGCCAAATCTCACGAAGGTAGTGGAAATCAGTATATCCTGCCTGAAGTGTTCCGAGGAAAGCGGCGGCTTTTACACGACCTTCTAAATCTCTTTGGTCTTCAACATCAGAAGCATTTACTTCTGTTAGATTACAGAATTGATACGGCCTGAGAGCAATTTCACAACAAGGATTGGTTCCCCAATCTTTGTCGTTACTAAAATAAATTCCCGGTTCTCCTGAACCACTTGCTTGAATACGCTTCCAAAGGTCCATGAAAAACTCCTTCGTAACTCGGTGTCGCATAATAACCGCAGAGTTGTTTGCACGACCGCGTTGAGGATTGTTTTCCCACCAATTGCCTGATTTGCAGGCAATCATAGATGTATCATCTGCTGAGAAAAGGCTAATCATTGCAGCGCGACGAATACCACCGGCTAATACAGCATCAGCAATATGGCACATAATATCGTGTGCTTGGATAGGACTCAACTTTTCGCCATCTGTAATGTTTTGAAGAATACCTTCAACCTTAACAAGACATTCACGAAGAGGTTGAGGCCCCGGCGCTTTTCCACCAGAAGTCTTCAAAAGAGAACCCTTAGGTCTAATATCAGAATAATCAAACACAGGAGTTGAAGTCCGTGTTCCAATATAAGATTCCATCAGAACCTTTACTGCATCAGCCCAACCTTCAATAGAATCAGCAATAAGATGACGACGCTGCCTATCGGCTTTGGGATGACGAATTTCTGGTAATTGTTCGATATGGTGACGTTGGACTGAATATCCCACCCCCGTCCCACCGAGAAGTAAAAACATAGCCTCAGAAAAAGAAAGAT